GTTGTAACCTCCACCCTGTGCATCACAGGAGCAATAAGAGGGGCAAACCTTAAAAGGTTTTGTACATTAATCTGAAACCTATCACCGGGAATACACTCCATACAACATGTAGGAATCAATTCTCCCATAGAAAACGACAGCTTCAAATCATGCGAAAGATCAAAACGGTTAGAATCCACCTTAGGAAACATAACGTTTTTAAAAATATTATCTTTAGGCATAGCTAAAAATTTAAAGGTTAACAAATACCCGGCCTAATTTACATCAGACCGGCAATTATACATCCCTGTTGAACCTTACAAACGAATTCCACCACGAGCAACTAAATAGCCACGATTGTAAGACTTACCACGGGAACGCCGCGACTTAAAAGAACGACCGCGACCGCGAAACTTTGGCCGAGGACGGCCACGAGAACGAAATTTCATGATATGTAAATTTAAAAGGTGAACAATCAACGAACAGTATCTTCTCCAAAATACCTTTGGAGAATACGGGCAATAATACGCGCCCACATAGGGTCTTGAGGATTAATACCTTCCCTCCGTAGCTCAATATCCAACTGCTTTAAAACACCATCCTTTTCCATCAACTCAATAGACTTATTAATACGCTGAATATCAGCACGAGTATGCGCACGCTGTTGACGCATAGTTACCATACGTTCAGCAGCCTCACGAATAGAAGATGAATTAATAGCAGCCTCACGGGCATCACGATTCAAAGAAATATCTGTCGTTACCTTAGTCTGGCGTAATTGCTCGCGCATAGCCTCCGCAGAAATATCACGCATTTCACGCTTAAAATCAAGACCAAAACGCGTTGATTCTTCGCCAGTAGCAGTAGCAGTAGTTTGCGCAGCCTTTAAAAGAGCATCCTGACGAATAACAGTATTCTGAGCCTTAAGATTGTCAGCCTGCGCAGCCTTAATGTCAAGATCATAAATAGAGTTAATCAAACTCATAGGCTGAATATTACCAATAGCATTCCCCCACTCAGGGGAACGAAATTGAGCAGGCTGAACGTCAGGGGTAGGAATAGCACCAGCATTACCAGAATTACCTTGCCCATAAATCAAATGTGGATTAAGGCCAGCAGCTTGAAAACGAGACATTTGCGACTGAGGTGAGTTATACTCATTCTGCAAATTCCAAAACTTAATAGAATCTTCGTACTGTCTCTGATACATCTCACGAGAAAATTGACGCGATTTTCGATTCTGAAACATAGTAGAAAGAGAATTCATCAAGCCAGAAGAAGCTTGTGTAGAAGCGCCAGCAATGGCGCCAATGGTTAGAGGATCCATAAACCAAGAATTTAATAAATTAAAAGATAGACACATATTTCAAACCAGCACTTTAATATCTCTCAGCCGGATTGCTTCACAAAGTTACGCTACCTTTTTCGAGAAAAACAATACCTGATTTGAAATTTAGTGTCAATCAGCCATAATACATCAAGTAATAATGGCTGAAACACCGTCCGTACCGTCCGAACTAAAGCCCCTCAGTTACCGCCCCAGAAAAAGGGGCGGCAACCGAGTTGCTAATGCGTGAAGGCACGCCTAGAATTTCGCCGTACCCGGCGACCGCCTTCCGCGGGGGAACCATCCCGTTAAACGATTTTTTGAAAAAAAAAATCGTTTCCCGTGATGGAATGTTAAAACATCACATAACCAAAGGAGGTTCAACTGCGGGAGCATTAACCTCACTAACAGAAATTGGAATTTCCGCCAACTCCTTAATACGCGCTGCGCGCTTTTTTTGCTCCCTGCTAATACCGTCCTTTAAATCCCTTGCAAGATCAAGCCTGTCCATTTCGGACATCCTTTCCAATCCGTCTGGAATATCTGGATCATCAGAAAACTGTGGTTGCAATACATTAACATGCTCACCTCGAACATAACGAGCCAAAAGCTCCTTTAAAGATAAGGTCATACCAGGAACAGTCATTGACACCTGGCCGGTCACATCCTCAGCAGATGGATTACCATGACCATCCAAATAAGTACGATGATTAACTACGAATCGTTTCATATATCACGATTTTTTTGATTTTGATAAAAACGTTTATACCGCCCATATCGCTTGGATTCCTTCCAAGCCTCAAAGGAAATGTCTCCTGCAGGATACAATCTTTTATGCTCTAACATTTCCCTTTTAGCGGTTTCATCAACTATTTCCTGAATGATAACGACCTGTTTTTTCAAATCGTCATCAGTGTATATCTTACCACGATAATAACGAGGAAGGGCAATTTTATGCCCCCCCTCTTTTGTCACATAAAGGCGAGACAAATCCGCCTTATGGTAGTCAATCATTGCTTCCGAAAGATAATTTTTACCTAAACCTTTTGACATCAAAGGAAACTCTGGAACGCGATCATCCCTATAATGTTCAGGGATACGCCCATTCTTGTCTATGTACTTCATTGTATAGGCTATACTATCTCCCGTCACGTTACCAATATGCACAGCACCAAGCCCCCAAGCATCGTTAATCAACGAAATGTCCGGTATATTAAATATCACCGCATGATAATGGGGGCGCTTGTTATTGGTACCATACTCACCAACAGCGTAATACTTTAAAGAATGCCCAGGGCAAATTTTACGCAAACGCTTCATAAAACGAGGGAACTCTCCTTTGTCCAATGACATAAAGCCATTTTTACTGATAGGTACAAACCTCGTATCGTAAGTCAAAGTCACAAAATGCGACGAAGTTGAAACCTTGGATTCTTCCAACATACGAAACACCCAAGAATTGACCCGCCTCAATTTACACGGCGGGCATTTACCGCAAGGTACTGGAACTTTCTCAACTCCTGCCTTGGGTAATACATAATATGGAGAATCACATATCATACAAAGCCAACTGTAATGTGAAAGGCAAAACGCCAAAGAGTAAAGGTAAAAGTAACATTCAAGTCACCTAAACGAAAAGGCTTCTGAGGTGCTGAGGAATTAGATGGATGGGATACCATAACGCGGAAGTTTACGAATTGCAGAAATTTGGTTAAAAATATGAGCAAAGATGTGATCTTCTCCAGGATCGGTAACAGCGAAAATGCGAGTTGTAGCATCGCATGAAATAAATGCTTCATTTAGTGGCGGGAGTCCCGTAAATTTTCTTCCCATGTGCCAAAAATCTAACGTATCACGCATCTCACCAGCTACACGGGAATTCATAAACTTATACTCAGAATACCGTGGAACATAACCCCAAACTCCTTCAGGGTCATCACTAACACCAAGAGCAGCAACTACCTCCTTATTCCTAACTTCTTGCTCTCCAATATTGGCAAAAGTAGGCCACGCATAATCCAAACGATCAAAACGACTAAACGACCTATGCAAACCCTGCTCGTAAGCTGTTACAGGCTGAACATTAATAATTCCAATGATAAACCCATGTTCTTCACACCTGTAATTGAAACTTTGAGAACCACCAACAGATATACCATGACCTGCCATCTGTCCAACAGGTACTGTAGCATCATCATTTTGAGCAGTAGATAACACTTCTGAAATCACCATGTTCTGCTTTCCACCTCCAATGTACTCAGGACGCTGCAAACGAGAATCTGAACTTTTGACACCAAAATGCGCCAAAATGTTCTCAATATAACGAGTACCACCACGAGCATTTTTCTCAAGCCATTCCTGCAAACGGAATGCACGCCGAAGTGTATTAATATCTGTCGCGTCAGACTGAACATCTACAGTCAAAGACCCATTAGGATCATAATAAGCAGGATCACCGTCAACATGAACAGAATTAGCAAAAGGAACAGGACCAGCAGAGTGAATAATATCGCCTGCAGGCTCAACAGCACCAGTAGCAGTACGCCGCATAAACGTGGGGTCTGCGCCAGTTAAAGAAGCCTCAACAGGAATATCATTCTGAACAGTCAAAGGAATTTGAACAGCATCACCTTTCTGAGCAAAAGGAAGTGCAGAGGTAAAATAATCGTGCATCCACGCCCTTTTTCGAGGATCATCTGCACTAATTCCCACATAATCAGCGCTATTATCTCCCGGAACCAATGGTACAAATAGTTCATCCTGCTGCAAATTTTGATCCCGATAAAATTCATCCCAAATTTTAAGATAAGCAGCAAAAGGCAAAGGAGACACATTTATAGGTTTACTAGAATAATCGCCAGTAGGAACACCTAAATAATCGGCAATACAACCTTCAACCCATACATCATCCATGGTAAAATACGGTGCTTCAACGTCACTATCACCAGTGATCCACTTTTCCCATTCAGCCCAAAGAATACGATTAGGCACGAAGAAATAGTGTGTTGTAACCTCCACCCTGTGCATCACAGGAGCAATAAGAGGGGCAAACCTTAAAAGGTTTTGTACATTAATCTGAAACCTATCACCGGGAATACACTCCATACAACATGTAGGAATCAATT